TGAAACGACCGTGATAGGGTTCGATGAGATGTACTCGAAATTGATATTTTGCGTAGCGTCGGGACTGAAGATGTAGAGCCGTCCCTTCATCTCACGCAGGCGCACGCGAAGGCTCTGCGGCCCCGCGCGGGAGATGAGATACGCCCACGTCGGCGCCGGAGTCGGGAGCTGAGCGGGATCAATGCGCCCGTCCTGATAGATCGTATCGAAGGTGTAGGCGTAGAAGTCATCCGGCAGCGCGACCCATGAGATACGCCCCTGATCGTCCATCGATAGATCGACGGTCGCGGTCGAGAGTGCAATCTGCGTCTGCCGGATCAGCCGCGTCAGGTTGAGATCGCGGAGAATCTTGGCGCATTTCTGCGCGATGGCGACGAGCGTGCGGATGTTCGGATCGTTCGAGCCGATGTAGCTGTTGGCCCGATCGAAGCCGATCTCGTCGTTGACGGTGTCAAGCAGGGTTTTCAGACTGGACGACATGGGGCACCTTGGGCTTGTTCTTGGAACCCTTCACACGTCCGCCGCGCTTCTTCGGCGCTTCCGTGGTCTCCGGCGCGAGCAGCGATAGCCACCGCTTGCCCATCTCCTGCAGCGCCTTCATCTCCGGCTGCACGTCAGCCGCGACGAGGGCCTCGATCGTGAAGATTTCGGCATCGTCGCAGTAACGGAAATGGACCGCAGAGAACCCCGGCAGATGCGTCACCGAATGCTGCGGATGCGCGCGCTGTTGCTCGAACGCGGCCCACTCCTGCGGGTACGCTTTGCGATCCTCGGCCGTCGCGATGTGGTCGGCCTGATCCTTGGACCCATCGGCCCAGAGCTTGATGTAAGGGGCCTCGCGATAGATTTTCCGACCCTCGCGTTCGCTTGCCTCGGGGTCGAGCGTCGCATGCATGTAGAACTTGCCGTGCGTGACGCCATTGGACCCGCCGACGAGCACGGCTCCATTCGAGCCGTCGCGGATACCCTGCTGCAAAAGGGCGTTCTGGATTGCCTGATCAGAGAACACAATCACCTCCGGTTCGGGAAAAAACGGGGGCGGTCCCGAACGAATCCGCCCCCGGAGGAGTGAAACTCAGGTATACATCACGCCGTTGAGGAAGCGCGCGTTGCAGGTGAAGTTACCGGCGAAGAGGCACGGGATCACCTCGTAGTCGGCGTTCTGAATCGTACGGACTTCGCCGACGTTGAAACGACGGTTCGGCGCGCACTTCAGCTTGATCGTGTCGGAGTTCACGAAATAGCCGTGGTTGGTGTTGCAGTTCGGATCGAAGATCACATCCGCCGACTGATACTTCAGCGTCTGGAATCCAAGGTCCGCCAGCTCCGAATCCATGAAGCGCTGCAACGGCTGCAAGGTGCCGAGGAAGAACGTGTAGAAGTTCTTGTCGAACAGGATCAGGTCCGGCACGTCCGAGCCACGGATGCAGTCGAGGTAAAGCCCGTTCATGACGCTCTGGATCGTGGTGCCATCGATCGTCACGTCACCCGTGGTCTTGTTGCGCCAGAACGAGAACGTGGACTGATTGATGCCGCCGACCGTGGTCGAGGTCGTCGGATCGTCCGCGATCAGGAGCTTCAGGCCGCCGAGCTCACGTCCGCCCGAACCCGTACCGTCCGAGTAGATGGATGTTGCGACGGCATTCTTCATGAGCGCCTGCAACTGCGCCATGCGGGCTTCGACGTAGTCGTACCGCTTCGCCTCGCCCGAGTTGTAGATTTTCTCGATGCCCGAGATCGAGATGAAGCCTGCGAGCTGCTTCCACTGATACTCGGCGGCGTCGAGAACTTCGGACGTGGTGGGCGGGGTGAAGCTGTCGTAACCCGTGTACCACTTGTAGCTCTGGTTCGGGTTCGTGGGATAGATGAGGGCCTCATCGATCGTGCGGCCACCGTCCACCGTGACGATCCGGCCCTTCTTCATGAGCCGGTTGAGCATTGCATTGTTCGTAGTGACGTTGTCGAAGAACGTCGGACTCCACGCGCGCGCGGAGGCTACGACGAACTCGGAGAGGTCAGCGTAAGCCATGATGAAAAACTCCTGTTACCAAGTCGTGGGGATGGTTTCCCCCTTGGCTTTGGCCGTCGCGCGGATTGCATCGCGAATGGAGTTCGGGGGCGGATTCCTCCGCGCCTTCCCTTGTGCCGAGCCTTGGAGGTTGTTGCTTGCTACCTTGGCTTGCTGGGAGGTTTCCGTCGTCGTGGCTGCCGCCTGAAGGGCCTTTCGCTGCGCGTCCTCGGCCTTCTTCTGAATCGCCGGGAGGTGACGTGCCGTGGCCCACTCATAGGCGGCGGCAAGATCACGCGGCGTCTGTCCGCTATTCATCGCGAACAGCATCAGCTGGAAGACTTCGGGATCACGCAGATATGGGTGCTTCGGTTGGCCGGTGTCGTCTACGGCATTCTCGAAAGCCTGTATCTGCTGCACTACGTACTGCTGTTGCGCTTGCGTCTGCTGCTGCTGCTGGCCCATCAGGTGCTGTTCGAGCCCCTGCAGCCGTTGCAGCAACGGATTCACCATCTGCGTAACGGTCGGATCGACATACGGGGCGGACTGAACCGCTGCGTTGAGGTCGGCGCCGGTCGCCTGCGCGATGGCCTGAATGAACTTCCCCGCATCCTTGGGCTTGTAGATGCTGGCGAGCCATGCCAGCGTCTGATCGGGGTCGCGGGCAAGCGCCTGCGCCACAGCCATCTGCTGGGCGAGGCCCTGCTGCAGGGTCATTCCCTGCATTTCCCACACCTGCCGCGCCTGCTGCAGCGTGTCGTGGATCGGGGCGTAGCCCTGCGCGAACTGGCGAAGCTGTCCCACCTCGTTCGCCTGTTTGCCCCAGTCGGTATAGAGCTTGTTCAGCTCGTTACCGGCGTGCTTCCAGTGCTCGCCCGAGTTGGGGTCGGTCGCCCAGGTGCGGAGCGCGCGCTGGCCTTCCTTGCTCCACCGCTTGGCCCACGCCGGGGCCTCGTTCCAGCCGTTGAGCGGATCATCGTTGTCCGCCGCAGCGCCATCAGTGACGGTCGTGGTCGTGGCGGTTTCGGACTTGGCTGGCTTTGTTTCACGTGAAACACTTTCGGGTTTTTCTTTCGCAGAACCCGATTCCGAGGCTTTGGACGAAAGCTCGGCGTCGGTCCTTGCGATGACTTCGCGCATCGTGGGGGCCGTGTCGCTCATTTAGAGTGATCCCAGAAGATCGTTCGGTGTGAAAGGGCGATCCCGGCCCGTGTTCAAGTCCTTCTGGAGGTCCCGGATCAATGCCCGGTCCTTCTCCTGTTCTTTCTCAGCCTTGGCGAACCCTTTCTGGACCGCCTCGTTCGTGGTGAAGTCCCTTGCATCCACCACATTCCGCTCGCGCATGATGTTCTGGCGCTGCCGGTGGCTCGTGACCACCTGATTCGTCAGCGGGCACTTGTAGGCGCAGTCCGCCGCGATCGTGAACATTGGCGCGGTCAGCCTGATCGTCATCTGCCCGTGCGTTGCGTTTTTACCACAAACGGGCGCAAGCGTGTGCCGGTCGGCCATCTTGTTGTAGGCTTCCGTCTCGTATCCGCAACTGCACTGGTAGGCGTAGAGCATGAAGCGTCATCCCCTCGAATTGCCGGACGAATTACTATGGTCACCGTGGAAGCGGCTTGGCTTCATGGTCGGGGCGTGGTTCCTCTTGTTCGCGCCGGGACTGTTCATGGTGATCCTGCTGTGGCTAGTCCTGTGCTTGCGAGCATTTGTGCTGCGCTGGTGAGATCGGGGTCTTTCTTCTGCTGCCCGAGCTGATCGAGGTATCCGATCTGCGCCGGTAGTACGCCGATCGGCGCCGTGGTGTTGCGGGCCAGCCACTTCACGAAATCCGCGTTCGTCATGAGCCGCGCGCCAAGGTTAGTGGCACCAAGTCCGGCAATGATCGGCACGGCGGCAGGCGGATGTGCGATGGCCGTCATGGCTGCGAGCCCAAGCTTGATCTGCGCTTCAGCCGGGGCCGTGCCCGAGTTCTGCGCGAAGACCTTGGAGCCTTCCTTGAGGTTGCTGGTAACGGCAGCGATCTTGTCGAGGTTCTGACGAATCTCGGAATCGTTCTTGAAAAGCGCCTGTTTCGCCTGCGGGCTCAGCGTGTTCCAGTTGGTCAGAAACGACTGCGTAGAGAAGACGTTCCCGGCATCGTTCTGCGCGCCGGGATTCGCCATCCCCATGCGGCGGACGACAGCGCTCGTCACAATGTCCTGCTGCTCGGGCTTGAGTGCGCTCATGACGCTGTTGAGCGTCGTGGCGCCGTCTCGCGTACCGCTGAGCGCCGCGGCATAGACTTTCTCAGGACCACCCGCCTTGCCGATGACCGAATCCACGGCGTCGATGTGATCGATGCCCGCGCGGTAGGCCCTTTCGGCGATGTTGTTCGCGGCGAATGCCTCAGGCGAGACATTCTTGAGGCCGTTGCGCATGTCCTCGGAGAGCGAGCCATAGAGCTGCTTCAATTGCGCCTTCGGCACGTCCGAGATCAGCCCCGCGTCCGCGATCATGTCGCCGACTTTGGTGCGTAGCTGCTTGATGGCCGTGTAGGGCATCGTCCCGCCAGCGCCAAGCTGGGGCGTCCCATCGGGCCCGAACGTCACCGAGCCTGCGGGGAGCGGCTTGTCACCGAGTCCTGCGAGCTGGCTGTTCTGCGTATCCTCGCCGATCGCGTTGGCGATGCTCTGGAGCTTCGGGTTCGCCAGAACGCCGCTGGTCGCCTCCGCGCCCTTGATCGGGGTCGTCAGCTTGGCAAGAAGGTTCTGCGTCGCCGGGATCGCGATGCCCGTATCACCCGGCATATGCTGATCCACGGCGTCATAGAGGGCTTTCGTGTCGGCCTTGAACCGATCCACGAAACCGCCCTCCCCGGAAATGCCCTTGACGATCGCGGCGCCCGCCTGCGTCGGGTCCGTGCCCGGTGCAAGCTGATCGGCGTACTGGGTCATGCGCTGGCCGATGTCCTCGCCCTGCGTCTGCGCTTTCTTCGCCATGACGCCCGCTGAACCCGGCATCTTGGACAAGAACGACTCGATGAAGCGCGGAATACCGCCCTCGGTCGCCTGCCCAACTGTAGGGGTAGTCCCAGCGGCCGCGAAGTTTTCGAGGTTCTGGGCCATGCGCTGCTGCCCCGCCTCGCCACCGCGCAGGGCGAGCTTGGAAAGGCCCGTCAGGCCCGCAGGAGCGCCGCCAAGCAGCGAGCCGATCAAGCCGCCCGCTGCGCCGCCTTTCTCCTCGCCTACGCCGCCAAGGATCGCGGAGGCGGCTTGTGTGCCAGGCTGTGCAGCAAGTTCAGCAGCGCCAGCTGCTCCACCAAGGCCAGCAGTGAGGCCAGTCCCGACAAGGGCCTTGGATGCGGCGCCTACCGTTTTCTCAAGGCTGCCCTGAGGCTTCGGAAGGCCGAGCGCATCAGCAGCCGACGAGGCAAGTTCGCCGGTCTTTTGATAGCCCGGAAGAAACTGTCCCAGCGGATCGCTGACCACGCCAGCGAGATTGCCCGCGCCCTCCAGTGCATAGCGCCCCGTCAAGCCGAGTTGGTGGCCGAGCTGGCCCATGAACGAATTGTCCTGCGCGTCCGGATGGTTCTGCGCCATCGCCATCAATTGCTCGGTCGGCACGTTGGCAAGCGGGTTCGCCTGCTGCTGTTGCGCCATAGCCATCAGCTGATCGGTCGGGATTTGCGAGAGATCAGCCACCCGGCGTCACTCCGCGTCGGGCGAGTTCGGCTTGGATGTCCTGAAGGCTGGGGACGGCTGCGGCTGGAGCCTGATCGCCGGCACCAATATCGGCGCCAAGATCGCCAGTATCGATACCGGCCTTGGTCAGCTTGGCGAGGGCTTTCTGAGCTTTCGGCGAGAAGAAATTGGGGGAACCTGGGCCCATCGTGCTGTCGTACTGTTCCTTCATCGAACCGGCTTTTGATGCCAACAGCTGCATGGCCTTACCGACCGCACCATGAAGCTGTTCGGGGGAGCCTGCAGAACTGATGATTCCGCGCATTTCTTCGATGTCTTTCTCGCTACCCGATGCGCCGCGGAAGGCTTTGGTCAGCTCGCCAATCAGAGCTTCTTTGTTCTGGTCGAACTGTTTAGGCGCGGCGGCGCCGAACGTGCTGGCCAGCGCATTCTTGGGCGCATTCAATGGCGTCATCAACCCACCGTAATTCCCGAGCGCATCGGCGGAATCGAGAAGCTGACCTGCATGTTCGATGGCCGTATTGATGGCGTTGACGTTCTTGCCACCTGCGCCGCTAGTGAAGTCCGCGCGCGCCTTGCTGCGCGTCGGATAAGTCGTCGCGTCATAGTTCGGATAGACCTGATTCACCGCCTGCATCAGCGCCGCGCCCATCGGGGAACGAATCGCCATCGAGGTCAACGGGGCCTGCCGATACTCGCCAATCGCCTGCACCTGAGCGCGCATGGCTGGGTTGAGCCGCGCCCATGCATCAGGATCGACACCCGCGGGAGCCCCGGAAGTGGGTTGGCCGCCTGCCGCACCGCCTCCACCGCCGCCGATCGGACCAGCGCCGCCCTGACCGCCTCCACCACCTCCTCCGCTGAACATCGAGTTGAACGTAAGCGCCTGCATGCCGCCTTCGCCAAGTTCCTTTGTGAGAAGCGCCTGCTTCACAGGGCCATCCGGCATCGCCATGATCCGCTGAATGCGCGCGTCCGCTGCGCCGCCTGCTGCACCAGCCACCGATGCTTGCGCCTGAGCTTGCGCGCGAGCAATCGCTGTAGCTTTTGCAATGTCTGCAGCGGAAAGGTTCGGATCAATGCTGACTTTGCCGGTGCGCGGATCGAATCCGCCCATTCCCGGCGCATAGGTTTGCGGCGCGAACTCCAGGTCGGCCTGTTTCTCGCTGCGGTGCTTGAGGATGTCTTCCTGCAGCTTGCGGTATTCGTCCTGCAGGTCCTGCTGTCGCTTCGCCTGCGCGGCGCTGTTCTCGATCTGAAATTGCTGCTTCAGGATGTCCGAGAGCTTGGCATTCTGCTGGTTCTGCGCGAGCGCGCCCATGACGCGCTCAAGGATCGTCGCACCAACGCCCGTCTTGCCCGTGTTCGGCTGGTACTGCGCCTGCATCAATTGCTGCGCTAGCGCCTGTTTCTGCTGCCACTGCAGCATGTCCGTCTGGTTCTGGGCGATCTGATCAGGGCTGATGAACGGGATCATCCCGCCCATGGACTGGCCCGTGATCGGCGGGAGCATCTGCGGCGCGAAGTCAGCCACGGCGCGCCTCCAGCCGGTCCACCTTCGCCGAAAGCGCCTGAATCGCACTCATGATCGCACCCAGCGCATCGATAGGGTCGATGGTCTTTCTGGGCGGGAGGTCAAGGGCCTTGTTGAAGTCCTCGGCATACGTGCCGATGTGCGTCTCGTGCTCGTGGTTGTAGCGCCAGCGATCGACCGGCAGGCCGCAGATCGCATCCAGCGCGCGCACCGATTCCAGCGGCCCTTCGGTCGTCTTGAACTCGCGCGAGCACATCATGTACATGCCGAGGCCGGAACCGATGAGGTTCGCCCACATCTGGTTGTCGGAGTTGGCCTGCTGATTGTTGTACCCCCACTGGTTCATCTGCCCGTTGTAGTAGTTGTTGTACGGGTTCTGCACGTCGATCTGGCCCGTTCCAGCCCCTCCCGGCATATAGCCGAAGAACGACTGGTTGCGGTTCTGATCGCCGGTCAGGAGGTTGTTGTTGTACTGCGTCACACCCTGTCCGCCGGTCAGGAGCCACTGCAGCATCGAGTTGTCGAGCTGCTGCTGTCCCAAGTCATGGGAGAGGCCCGCGTTATGCATCGAGGCGTTCGCGCCCGTGCTTGCCACATCGCGACTCGCCTGTCCGCCGATCAGCTGCTGGGCAATCGCGCTGTTGCCGCCGAGGAGCGCATTCATCAGGCTCTGATTGCCGCCGAGGAGCTGGTTCGTCACGCTCGCGTTCCCACCGAGCTGTTGGTTGGCGATGCTCGTGTTGCTTCCAAGCAACGCCTGCGCGAGCTGTGCGCCGAGCTGGCTCTGAGATAGCCCCTGACCGAACCCCTGCGCCTGTGCCGCCAGCCCTTGCTGCTGCGCCGTAGAACGGGCTTGGTTGTAAGCGTCGTCCTTGGAACGGTTGAAGTTGTCGAACGCCTGTTGATAGGCGGCGCTGCCGGGCGCCAGCCCCTGGTTGACCATCTGCTGCTGGAACTGCGCCTGATTGGCCTGCCACTGCGGGTCCAGCTCGCGCGTCTGCTGCTGGTAAGCAGAATCGACGTATGGCTGCATCGCGCCCTGCAGGCTCGCGGCGGTGGTCGGGGTGACCTGTCCGCTCGTGTTGAACTGCGAGAGGAACCCAAGGTCAGGTCCGCCACCCAGCCCCTGCCAGTTGCTCGCGTTGACGCCGCCGGTCTGCGCCCAACCCTGCGGATTTACACCGCCCGAGAACATCCAGTTTTGCCAGTCGCCAAGATTGCTCGGCCCCATGTTGTTCTGGCCGATGCCACCCTGTGGCGTGCCGCTGGGGACGCCCTGCGGCGCGGGTGCGGCGCCGCCTGCCGGAGGGGCGGCTGGAGCTGCGGGCGCAACCCACTGGCCGTTCTGCATCTGCTGCATCTGGCCCGTCGCAGGATTGACCATCTGGCCCGAGAAGCCGGACTGCATCAACTGAGTGACGCGATCTTGCGAGGACTGGCCGTTGGTTCCAGTCGGCTGCTGGTAGGGCGTGGTCGGCATGGCCTAGATTCCCATGCGCCCGAGCGGCATCTGATTCGGGCTTGGCTGCGTCTGCAGGTTCGGCATGCCCATCGGCGAGTTCGCGCCCCCGAACGCTGACATGGCGCCGAGCGTGCCTTGCGGGATTCCGCCCGACATGCCGCCGAGGTTCGGCATTCCCATGCCGCCACCCAGTGCGCCCATCAGGCCCTGCATGACGCCGGGATTGCCCTGCAGCTGCATCAGGCCCATCGGACCGCCCAAGCCCTGCGGCGGCTGCGGTGAGCCCATCTGGCCCTTCTGGTGCTGCAGGTTCGTATCCATGCCGGTCACGCCGTAGCGTTTTCCGACCGTGCCGAGGATGCCGCTCGTCAGCTGGTCCAAACCTTGCGGGATGTACTCTTTCTGATACGGCGTCGCAGCCGCAGAAAACGCCCGATCCATCGCGCCCTGCATCTGCGGGGAGAGGTTCGTGGTAAGCGTTTCGTGGCCTCCGGGGCCACCGGATGACCATGACTGGCTGCCGAACGGTCCAACCGAGTTGTTGCGGTTGTACTGGTTCTGGAGCGCGAGGATGGTCGAGGGGTCGGGTGCTGCAGGCGGTTTACCGGCGGATTCGCCCATGGGTATTCGTCTCTGAGTAGGCCATAGATCAAGGCATCCTCGTCGCCGTACCCTTGACGGAGCACGCCTTCCCGTTTGAACCCCAAGCGTTCAGCCAGTTTCTGACTCGGCTTGTTCGAGGCTCTGATTCGGGCAGTGACCCGGCAGCAGCGGTGTTGCACAAAGGCGTATTCGTAGAACCACGCCAGCATCGCTCGCGAGCCTTCCCGGCCTGCAACCGACACGGCAATATCATGCTCTATGTAGTGCGAAAAAGCGACAACCGATTTGATCTGTCCATCCTGCGCTACATCCGCCAGAAACTGGGCGTCTGCAGGGAGTTTCGTCCCGATTTCCGCCTCGATCCATGGGCGGAACGCTTCTCCCCAAGTGATCAATTGAGCAGCTGAATCTTCGGGTCCGGCTCTTTCGGGGCCAGTTTCACATTGTGATAGATATGTTTCGTGATGTTGTAGATCATCAGCTGATCGGCCGGGCTCAAGTCGGTCCAAGCCTGATCGATCTGCGCGCAGTGGTTATCGAGTTCCTGCGTATGGTCCTCGTTGTGCAGGTCCGTGTCGCGCAGGAACACCATGAAGTGTTCGACCTTGCGGAGGTAGCCTAGCGGGGTCATGCGGCAATCTCCGTTCCCTGTTTTGACGCCCACTTTTGCAGGCATGTAAACGAGCAAAAATCGTAGTCATCAGCAACGGCCTGATTCTTCACCAGCCCGCGCAGGCCGTGGCATTCGACCGTCCACCAATAGGCGCGACCACTCCCACCCTTCACGAGCGGTAACTTCATTTCCACTCCGCAGCAATCGCAGAACGTTTCAACCTTCTTGCTCATGCAGCCCCCTGCGGTTTCATCGGCACCACGTTGTGATGCGGGTCAGGAATTGGCACCGGCCGCATGGCGGACTCGCGGATGTTCTGCGCCTCGGCAGCGGTCAGGACCTGCGTGTGTTCGGTGTCGGCCTGCGTCTTCTGCCCGTCGATGGCGGTTTTCTGCACCTTGCTCACCGTCTCGGCGTTGGCGCGAGCTTCCTTCTGGCCGTTGTACGTGGTCAGCTGCTTCTGCATTTCCTTCATGTTCGCATCGGCAGCCTGTAGCTGCTGCTGCAGCTGCTGAATCTGCGTCTGCTGCTTGCCGAGCTGAGCACTCGTGCCGGGCAGGTTGTTGATCGTCTGTTCGAGCTGGCGACCTTTCTTGAATGCACCTGCCGTGGTCAGGAGGATTTCCTTGGCAAGATCGGCTGGGAGCATGTTGCTCTGCACGCTCGGCAGCAACTTCTCGGCCACGGCAATCATGGTATTGACGAAGTTCATCGTCTGCTCTTGTGCAGCCGCCTCGTCCTGAATGACCGTGCTATCGGACTCCACATCGATCGCATAGCAACGGCCGTAGTCACTCCGTAGTACGCCGATTTCGAGATCATTGAGCTGTATTCCGGTCATCTTCTCCAGAATCTCGGGCTGGAACTTCTCGGCCATCAGCTCGGACTGGATGCGGAACACGTCGCGGCAATAGAGCGCAACGGTACGAACCTTCTCGCCGATCCGCACATCCGCCCACTGCGCTTTGATGCTCTGCGCGGTCGCGGTTTCGTTCGGATTCGATGCGCCCCGGATGATGTCCGGCACGCCATAGATTTCGTAGATACGCTGCTTGAACACCTCAACGAGGTTCAGCAGCTCCTGAATCACCGCCACCGCAGTCTGGTTGTCCCAGCGCGCCAGCACGGAGTTGATCGTGCCATCTGCCTTACCGCCCGCCTGCGCGATGCGCTGCGCGAGGCCGGCAATCGGGATGTACGTGCCATCCGGTGGATTGCCGCGTGCGCTCTGTAGCTCAGGCACGCTCGCATCGTAGAAGCCGACTTCCTTGATCGTCTTGATGATCATGCTGATGCGGTTGGACAACTCGTTGCACTGCTTGAACAGCATTTCGCAGTACGTGTAGTCCGGCATCGGCACGAGATCATCACCACGCAGGTTCAGGAACATCGGCATGGGATTCGGGAAGAAATCCTTGAGGCCGAGCGGGTCCGGCTCCTGCAACAGCACGCCGTCGTATTCCTCGCAGATGAAGAGGCGCTGCTTGTTCTTCGGGTCCGTGCGATCCCATATTTCGTGGACGCAGAACTGGTCCTTGTACTTCGCGCTCTGTGGCTTGCGCGGATTACCGCCCACGGTCACGCCAGCATCGCTCGAATCGTTGCCGGAACCTTCGGTCTTGAGATCAACGTTGAACCGCGCCTCGATGTCACGGCGCGTCATCCAGTGGTCGAACGCCTCCCAGCCCACCTGGGCCCAGTTCTGACGCGGCTCCCAGTGGTATTGGCTCCATGAGAAGTGACGATAGTTCGTCGTCTGATCCACGATGACCTGCTGCATGGCAGGTTCGAACTGATCCGCCATCTCGGGCGGGATCATCGGCGATCCGTCCATGCCAAGCGGCGCGGGTTCACCCGTTTCCTTGTGCGTCAGGACCGGCTGGCCCGTGAGCGGGTTGGTGACGGGCTGCATCTCCGTCTCCGTCTCCATTTCGATCTTGCCCACACCACACGCCGTCACGAGGAAATCGTTGACGGACATGTGCATGTTGAGGTCCCACTGCGACGTGTCGATCGTGTAACCGATGCCACGCTCGAGACAGAGCGCGATCTTGTTGTCGTCTACCGTTTGAACCGGCTGAGCAGGTTGTGCACCGCCCGCTCCGCCTGGCGCTGGAGGCGGCTGATTTGGTCCTGCTCCTGCTGGCGGAGCCATTGGCGCCACCAAGCCCGGCTGCGCTGGTGCTCCTCCAGTCGTAGCTGCTGCGCCTCCCGATACAGCGTCGGGTCCCATGCCTTGTTGAGCGGTGATGTCATCGGCATACCTCTTTCGCACATCAGGCTTAGGCGGCTGCGAGAACACGCGCCCGTGAATGACCTTGATGGTGGAGGGGAAAAGCGGGTAGGACTCGATCGGGGTTTTCTGCTGCTGCCCGTTCGTGGAGCGGTCGGCGTAGTACGCGGCCTCGGCGCGGATGGCCTCGTCGCGCCAGTCCTTGTGCGCTTCCATCTCATCTTTCAGGCGCTTCAGCCAACGCTCGCGCGTGTCGATCGCATCCTGAGAGGCGGATGGCTTGGACGAGGAATAACGCTGGCGCTTAGCCATGGGGGCGTGCCCGCAATGCCAAGTCCTGCGCCTTCACCAAGCGGTTGAGCGCCTTGATCGTGCCTTTGTATTGCATGACTCGCTTCCGCAGCGCGTTGCGCTCGTCTTCGAGCATGCGGTTTTCTGCGATCAGAAAGCCATTAGCTCTGTCGGCCATGTCGAGGCTGTATTTCACGCGCTGCTGCGGATTCATCACCGCAACAATTTCACCGGGAAGACGATCCGCATAGCTACGCATAGGGCCTGAATCCGTCATTCGGCTCAAAGTCCGCGATACTGATTGTAGTCGCAAGACGGTCCCAGTCCAACGGCTTCTTGTCTACCGGCTTCGGCCCGCCCCACGTCTTTTCGAGCATGCGTCCGAACAGGCTGCACGCATCCACCGCATCGTCATGGCGTCCGCTCGGGAAACGCAGCAGCTGGTCGATGACGTGCTCGGCCCATGCGGTTCTGGGGAACCGGACCTTGCCGACGCTGGCGAGGGCCTGGAAGCTGCGGGCATTCGCCTCCTTGTTCGCCGTCCCATGAGGCAACCATTCGCAGGCCACGAACAGGCGACGGTCGGTCATTTCCTTGAGCAGATACGGTTCCACGGCACGGCGGATCGGCCCCGTCTCGCCCACGAACCATAGCGGTTTGAACCGCTCCACGCGGTTGAGCAACTCCCTGATCCATACGTCCGCCGTGTTCTGACCGAACCACCAGTCCAGCGCATAGACATTGTCCTGATGATCCACGCCCCAGACACCCAGCTCGGTGAAGTCCCCGCCCGACTCAGTCACGGCGAAGTCACCCGTGAGGTAGATCGAGAGTTCGTTGTGCGGTGGCGCCATCTCATACCGCTGCGGCTCGAACCACTCGCGCTTGAAGAACGTGCCCTGCTCGGACGTGGGTTTCTGCTGGTACAGGCTGAGCCACGAGCGGGGCGGGAACTTGAACTCCTCCCAATGGCCTTGTCCGAACCATTCGGGCCACAGCCCCTCTCCGAGCTTGCGCCCGATCGGGTCATCCTGCCGGTCAGCGATGGCGGGCAGGCAGATTACGCGCCAGACATGGCCGTCCGAGCACAGGATGTCGCCGGACTCGCCCGCCCATTCCTTGGGCAGAAGACGGCCTGCGGGGTCGTCCTCGTGCCATCGGGTCAGCGTCATCACCCGCGAGCCGCCGGGCTTCAGACGGCTACGGGCATCGTCCTGGTAGGCATCCCACGTCTTGTCACGCTGCGTCTGTGACTCGGCCGCCTCACGCCCACGGAGCGGGTCATCGATCAGCAGCAGATCGCCTCGATTGCCGGTCAGGCCCGCGAGGATGCCGCTCGCCATGTACTCGGATTCGTTGGTCAGACGCCACTGGTCAGCAGCCGTCTGCCCGCTCGCAAGGTCGATCCCGAAGATTTCCTGATACCGCTTGCTCTGCACGATCTGCCGGGCACGCTTGGCGTGCTTGATCGCCAGCTCATCGCCGTAGCTCGTCAGGATGACCTGATACCGGGGCGTGCGGCCCATCGCCCAGACGGGCGTGACGACGCTCATGTAGGTGGACTTGGCCGAGCCAGGCGGCATCAGAACCATCAGGCGGCCCCCCGGCTTCTCGATGCACTCCTGCAGTGCCGTGCAAAGCAGCCTGTGATGGGCCACCAACGGCGTCTCGATGACCCCGAAGAAGTCTTCCTGCCCGACGATGGGCTTGCCGGGAATGTCGATCTGCTCGGCGAAGGCGATCAGGCTTTCGCGCCCGCGCTTGCGACGGATCAGGTCTTGCGCCGCCAGTTGTGGCGTCAGCTCACCGGCCGACGCGGTAGGCACGGCTCGGCAGTTCCGGCAGCGGGTCGGGGTTCATGGCCTTGTCATACGCAGCCACAAGCCCTTCCCATGTCAGCTCCTCGGGCTGCGGCCACTGCTGCTTGCTGAGCCAGAGGACGATGTTGCGAATCTCAACCAGCTCCGGCAGCGGTTCATACGCCACCGGAGCGGTTTCCAACCCTGCGTAGGGAGTCTGCTGCTCGTTGTCCTCGATACGCAGGTCGTTCATCAGATCACCGCCGGAACCACAGCTTCCACGTCCACCGCGCACTGCACCGTCTTCACCGTGCCGTCATCGATGATCGTGACGCGGGCGAAGATGCCGTAGGCCGTCTGGCCGTTCGGCAGCGTGTACTGCGCCGGAGCGAGGATGTCGGTCGTGGCCGGGGAGGCAATAGTGCGGTCGAGGAACTTCCTCGCAGCCGTGAGACCCGTGGCCGTGGCTGTGGCCGAGATCGTGCCGCTACCCGCAGCCGCACTGAAGAACCCGATGCTCGCGGCACTCGTTGCCATCGTCGAGCTGGGGTTGAACAACGTGATCCGGCGCACGATGAAGTTGTTGTACGGGATCGGGATGAACGTGTCGGCCACCGCCGTGAGCGGGATGGTGACCGTTGCAGTGGTGTAACCAGTTTCGCCGAGCATCGGCATGGCACGTACCTCTAGGTTGAGAACATCAGGTCGAGCAGCGCATGCGCCAGCTCAGAAAATGGGTTGCGGCCACGCATTCCAGCCACAGAATATCCAGCTTTCGCCACACCACCGATAGCGTGGGCGGAACAGAACTGACCCCTGATAGAAAGCGCGCCTCATCACTGCACCGTCTCCCCGTTGTACTCGTCCGGCTTCCCGCCCGCCGCCACATAGGCCAGGTACGCCTCGCTCAACGTCTGCGGCACGTTCTCGTGCTTGTGCTCAACCGGCTGCATGGGCTTACCATCAAGGCGGTTGCCAATCTCCTGCACGGCCCATGGCTCACCAGCCTTCGCAGCAGCCACCACAGCCTCGGCAATCTCCTGCAAGTCCTTGGGCCTAGCAGCACGCTCAATCGCCTGCAGCCAGACCTTGTTCTTGCCGCCGTTGTTGTTGCCGGGTTGTCCGCCTCTGCTCGCCATTCGGTCCGATTCTATCTGTATGACACGTCTTACGATTGCTGCGGTGCATCAGTACATGTTACGACGGCCGTTCGCCATCACCATCTGATTCGGGTCAGTCCCGAAGATGACAGGACTCCCGCCCACGTTGAAGTTGCTGACACCATAGTTGGCACCGCGTCCGCCCATGCCCATCCCGCCGCCAAACGTCCCGTCCCTGAGGGCCTCGGGACTGTGTGCGCTGGGGGTCGTGGGGAGATTGAACGGCTGGTTCGGGTTCTGGCCGAGGAAGTCCAAGAGACCGAACGCCTGACTGGCATTGGCCTGGTTTCCGTTCCAGCCCGACATGGTGCCTTGGTTCCAGCCGCCGATCGGCTGATAGCCCATGCCACCCATCGGACCGCCCCCGCTCATGCCGCCACCTGATCCGGTCAGCGCAAGGCCCAGTTGCTGGTCCTGATTCTGCTTGTCGCTACCGCTGGATGGTGCCTCGCCAAACGGGTTCTGCCGATCGTAGTCGCCGAGCGGACCCGACAGCGGCTTGTTCATGGCCGCGTTGGTGTCCATGTTGGACTGATCGCGCGTCAGGTCCTGAAACTGCTGGGCCGAGTTGTTGAAGCGGTTGTCGTTGTAGCGGTTGAACAGCGCATTGGCCGCAATCCCGCCACCCGGCACGAACCCGCCGAAGACGGTACTGGCGAGGTTCTGGATCGGATGCGCGCGGATGTTGTCGAAGCGCGAGCGGAAGAAGTCAGCAGGGCCCATAGTTACTTCCCCCTACCCGACTTCTGTGCCTGACGCTTGATCGAATATGCGATCGCCACGGCCTGCTTCTGCGGGCGGCCGCTCTTGATTTCCGTCTTTACGTTCTGCGAGAACGCTTTCTTGCTTGGACTTTTGACGGTTGGCATCGAGGTAGTCCTGCAGGTGGTAGCGGATCGTCTTGGGTTGCGGTTCTTGCAGCCAGCGCGGTAACGGCGGGTCGGTCAGCGGAACGGCGACAGCAAAGCGAGTGCAGCCAGCCAATAGCTGAGGTACCACCAGAACGGGGATGACTTCACGCCCTCGTGGGTAGCCGCAATGACGATTGCGATTAGCCCAGCGATGAACACCAAGGCCCACCACGTTGTCGAGATCGTGATCACGGGACACTGCCACCGAGCTGGGTCGTCAGCGCATCAACGCTTGCGCGGTTGGTGTTGACGGCCGAGATGGCGCCCGTGAGGTCTACCGGCACGATGGCCGTATTGATCGCAGCCGCAAGGGCGGCGATGGAAGCGGTTTCGGCAGCAATCGCTGCATTCAGGTCGTCAATCTGTGCCACTAGCCTTACTCCGATGTGTGCGATACGGAACAAAGGCAGCGCCAGTATCGACGCTGCGACAATGATGCTTATGCCAATCATGCGCTCGGCGGGTTGGGCAATGCAACGGGCGGACCGCCCTGAGAGAGACTCTGATTCGAGGCATGAACTGCGGCTGCCAGCGCCTGCGCGGCGGCATGCTCGTCCGCGGTCGGATCGCGGCCGGCGTCGTTGATCGCGTTGCACCAGAGAATCCAGGGGCCTGCCCATGCCGCCCAGGCTTCCTTGTCGGTCCAGACGGTTTCGCCCGTATCGATCAGCTGGGTCAGAAGTGAGCCATAGCTGCCGCCGAGGCTGGCTGCGAGGGATTTGGCGAGTGCTGCAAGGATGATCCACATGGTCAGTTGCTCCCCTTGGCCGAGGCGTTCGCGTTGATGACGGACTGCCGGAGCTGTGCGTTGGCGTGATCGCTAGCGGCCTTGAGCTGGGCATTGCCTGCCGCGTTGTCCGCCGCAACGGCTGCGTTGTAGGCCGCTGTATCGGCCGTGGCGAGCTGCTGATTCAAGGCGGGCGTCTTGCACGGATAGACGGCAGGCGTGGCGCAGAACGGCAGCGCGAGGTACTGGCCGACGCCTGCGCCTGCGATCGAGTAGGCGACAAGGGCCGTGGTGCCCGCGTTGGCGGCCGTGGTGGGCTTGTGGAGCGATTCCGCACAACCAGCGAGGCTGAGCACGGCAACGAGCGCGAGGCTCAAAGTAAACGATTTCATGGCCTTCAGTTACCTCCGTTTGCGTTGGGCTTCGAGCGCCCGCAAGCGGCGGCGCAGGGATGAAAGGTCGGATCGGGTCTGCTTGTGGTGGCGCCGGTCGGACTGGACGTGCGCGTTGATGACCGCGGCGCCGATGACGCCTGCGGCTGCGATGAGCGGAGGAATGAGGGCTTCAAGGCCCACCTGGGGTCAGTGAGTCTTGCTGGACGATGCGGCCGAGTAGCACGCCGATGGCTGTGGCGATACCGGAGAGCCAGTCCCAGCCGGCGATGATGTTGTCCACCGGCAGGGCGTCCTTGACGAAGGTCGGCGCCGTCGGCAGGCCGTGGATCAGGATGCCGAGCGCGGCGAAGAGGAATGCGATCCAGATCGCAGCGGAGCGGGTGGCGACGAGGCGTGCGTTGGGGATGATGTTCACGGCGCATTGCCCGCGTTGAAGCTCGTGATGGTCTTCTCGGTGTCAGCCGTGAAGGCTTGGAACTTGGCTGCCATGGCCGCGCGCTGCGCGTCGGTCCAGTTCATGCCATAGGTGTTGGCGTCGTTGATGGCTTGGTGCGCGCCACCTGAGCCGATGATGACCGTCGTTGCCATCTAGTGCTTCTCCTGCGCCTTTGCTTCAAGGACAGAAATCTTGCCGCGATTCACATCATTCCACGCCTTGAGCTGGTCTATTTGCGGACCGAACTCCGCATGAATCTTAGCACTATCCGTGTCGATTTTCTTGCTCAATTCCGCATAGCTGCGGTTGTCGAACATGATCACCGCCAGTACCAGCATCACGCTTGCAACACAGCACGTAGCCGCTATCCATGTCGCGGCGCTACCGAGCCCAACCGTCTGATTGACCCGGCTATTGCCGATGCCTCCGGACTCCATCGTTTCGATGAGAATGCCCAGCCGTTCGGTCAGGGCCCGCACATCGCGGGAAAGTTCAGCGGCCCCGATTGGCACGCTGCCCTCGTGACATTTCCGCCACCGTCCGCTCCAGCCGTTCCACAATCGCCTCAAGGCGCGCGACGAGCTTGGCGAGGCCGTTGTGATTGTCCTCGATCTCGTCAACCCTTTTCTCAAGCTGTCCGTGCATTTCCTTGGGCGAACGGAACAGGAGCGTGGCCGCCAGTGCAATCACCGAGATAGCCAGCCCCCACAGTGCAATCGTGGGGTCGCTCACGAAGTTACCCAGAGATTGTTCAGAAGCCCCCTAGAACGCCATACGCGGGCCGTGGCGCACATTCTGGCGTGCAGGGCTAGTCTGATAGCCAACGGATAGCGACGCTCCCTGAGCGCGATCTGCGCGGCCTCAACCATGCGGTCGGCCAATGCTGAATATCTGTACCGTCTGGTATACTCAAGTTCAGCATTCATCACTGAAACTCCGAATCGTGAGCGGACAACCAGCCATCCGGCATCAGGCCATCGGGGGCCAGAAACAGGTCCCGATCGAGCGCGCGCCGAATCCTCACCCCGCGCGGGTGCTGGTTACCCGTGCGCATCCAGTGGCTGAACAGCGGCGGGATGCGCGCGGGAATACGGTCCGCGTCCTCTACAAGCACGCCAAGGTTCCCGGCACCCTCCTGGAACGTGAAGTCCACGAGCGCGTCAAACTGGTTCTGGGTGAGGTCAAGGCCGCATCCGTTCACAGCCGCCTCGGCTCCGGCAAGGTCGTGCTGTAGGAACGCACGCGCCTGCTCGGGGCTGATCGTGTCGCCGACCCTGAGGTTGTCGCTTGCAAGCACCAGATGCCCTATCCCGACTGTGGGGTTGCCGACGTTGTCGAGGTAGACGTGCAGGACCGTCCCCTCGACATGGGGGATCAGGGCTAGGCCGTTCGGTCCAGTCTTCCGCGTCACCGGGTCCCCTTGTCAGTGCTCGGCCCCGCTGAGACGCCAGGGGAAACATCCCAGCGTGCCGAGCTGCCGGGTTGTGGGAGGTTCGCGCAACGCACCCCGGCTGATGCGAACAATTACACAAGCGGGCAGGGCAATCAAGGGTTGCGCGCCCTTGGCTTTGCCGTGTGGGTTGTGGAACGGAGGAGTGTGCTGTTGCCTGATTGTGGCGGCTACCGTCGCCGAGCCTCGCGGCTGGGCATGATGCGGACGGTGGCGAGGGCGCAGTTCCTTGTACGCCCATGCGGCTGAGTCCGTCAAGCGAACATGCGCTGCTGCCGTTGCGCGTCCTCGATTCTGCGACACGCGATGTCGAAGTATTTCGGTTCGATCTCGATGCCGATGAACTTGCGCCCGAGGTTCATACAGGCGACGCCAGTCGTGCCGGAGCCCATGAAGGGGTCGAGGATGTTTACCGAATCGTTGGGAAGAAGTGAAAGGCACCACTCCATCAGAGGGACAGGCTTCTGCGTTGGGTGATAGTGCTTTCCTTCGGTCGCAAGCTGACCGTGCGAATAATCGAAAGCCTTGTTCGCCTTGTCGATGTTCGACCAAGCAAGCTCCATTTCACTGGACGACCAATTGCGAATGATCTTGTTCCATGCGAGCCAGCAGCGGCCAGTTGGCAACTCGAAAAATTGACCGCCCCATACGATCGCTAGAGGCCCTGCTTTTATGACGTCGTGTATGAGCCCGATGGGCGCTTCGGCGTCCCACTTCGGAGCGCCTTCGCCGAAGTGCTTGGCCCACCTTGTCGCGCCTTCTTCGCACGGCGTGCGGTCGAGCAGCTTTCCCATTCCATACGGCGGGTCCGTCACCACCGCATCCACCTTCGGCAGCAGCGGCAGAATCTCGCGGCAATCCCCCAGCCACAGCTCGGCGTTGCCGATGACCTCTTTGAGCGGGGTCATTCCCGCCCCGCTATCTCGCCGATCTTGGCGAGTTCCTGTTCTGCCACGGCACTGTGCTTGCCCGCCTCCCTGCGCCTGCGGTCCTGCAGGGCCTTGTAGCGTTGCAAGAGGTATTCGCGCAGGCATTCGCGCAGCTCAGCAGGAGCAGCCTCCAGTTCGGCCTTCCACCCTTTCGGGTCGGGATGCTCGTTCACAATCCGCCAACACAGGGTAGCCGCACGCCTTGCCAGTTCGTTCCTGGCCTTCTGGGTGTAGGCGAGGGTGTCGGGGGTGGGGGTGAACTCGTTGTGCATGGTCATCCTCTCGATTCGATCAGTCGGTGAGGGTTGTCGGTGAACACGCGGGTTCTTTGTCTTCCACATGCCTTGCATCGATCCTGCTCAATCCTTACAGGTAAATCCTGCTCCTGAACCAAGGAACTCCACTCCAGAGCTACCTGTAAAGTCTTTACCTGATGGGATAGAGCAGTACAGTCAGAACCACATGGGCATTGCATAACATGTAAGCCCTTGATTATAGAGATTCCGGTGGTGAGGCAGCCGAGAGCATCCCAGCGCATGTCTGAGAACCTCTCGGCCGTGATTCCGTATGGAGCCAGCTGCCGGCCATCGCCTTGTTCGGGTCGTGCGCTGCGATGACTACGGCAGCACTCCGCTGTCTCAGACCCGTCCCTTGTAGCGGACTTAGAACGCGCAGCCCAACGTTACCCGCAGCTGCGAGAGCATCGGCAGGCGATCGGACGGTGGTGGATTTCGGGGGATTCAGGTGGACGTTGGGGGAGGATGGTATACACTCCACTCCGCAATCCGGTCTGGTACACCGATTGCCACGCGCCGAGGACCGTAAATCCTGCGACGCCCTCACTCTAGCCCCATCGGGGAAGGGTGACAAGCCCCGGCAGAGCCATCCCTGTCCGGGGCTTTTCTTTTCCTGGTTCGCGAGCCGCCGCAAGGGTGGGCTACCGCGGTTTGGCGCGGTCGATCAGTTCGCGCAGGCGGTAGAACTCGGCCATGACCTCCTTGTTGAGCGTGCTGGATGCCTTCCCGAACCATTCCGGCAGCAGCAAGGTCGGTTCATCTGGGTAGCGATTGGCATGCGCTTGCTCTGAAAGCCTCGCATCCGCCACCAACAAATCCATCGCTGCGTCGGATAGGCCATGCCAGTCACCACTATCCAGACACGATTGCGCCCACTGGATCAGGGCTAGGCGGCGTTGGGTGAGGTCGGTCATTAGCGCGGCTCCCATTGCTGCCCACCAGCCGATGGCTTCTCGGGATCGTAGAGATAGCTGTAGACGCGCTCCTCAATGCCGTTGTGTGACCTATCCCGCATGACGAACAGAACCCGCACGCGATCAGGATGGGGACCGCCAGAATGATGGTTGTAGAGCACTTGCGCGCTGATGACTTCGCTCACAATTGTTTCTCCTCCGCAGAAAGTGTTTTCAGGTAATCACACGGCACCGCCTCCCCATAGCTCAGCTGCCACAGCCTCGCCCAGCGCCTGCCACGGGCCCGCTGTTTTGGCCCCTGCATCACCCGCCCCTCGTCCAGTAATCGCCACAGCGCGCGATCTACGCGGCTACGGCCCACCCACAGCATCCGCTGCAGCTCGGCTGAGGTCAGGGGGAAGCCAAGCCGCAATGCCGCAACAATCCGGGGGCGCAGGGCGGGGGTCACTGGGGCGGGCCCACATATTCCGCGCGGGCTTTCTCCAGCTGCTCGTCTAGGTCGATGATCAGTTCCGGCCTGATCCATGAGTTGTAGCACTCCATAGACCCATCAGCGCTGCGGGAATAGCCGAATATCTGCGAGCTACCCGGTGGCGGATATGGAGTCATTTGCCATTTCACCGCCTGCTTCTTTCTGAATGGCCACACCGTCGTGTCCTCCGTTCTGTGACGTGGCACATATTATCCCAGCATAATGGGTATTGCAATATAATGGTGGTTGTGTAGAATGGGCTTCGTGGACTCAACGAAGGGGATGGATATGAACCAGCTACGCCACCGCAACGGTCGCTTTGCACGGAGCCCGGTCACGCCCGAGCAGTTCCGCGAGCGTGTCGGCCAGCACGTCAGCCGCAACTTCCTGTCGGTGGAAGAGGCCACGCGCCGCACGGAGCTGGAGCTGCGCGTGCGCCTTGCGGGCGAGGACATTGTCGAAACCGTGGATGTGCGGAGGTGGATGTGAGCAACCAACAGACTTTTACGATCTACGTGATCGAGCAGATGTGCGCTCCGCCGCGCATGCGCTACGCCGCGGCATTCAACCCATTGGATGAAGGCGACTCGTGGCCGAGCGGTGAAGGCGCTACGGTTGAGGCCGCAGTCATGGACCTGATCGATAACTACGATAGGCCGTGGGATGTGCAGGAGGCTGCGGCATGAGCGAAGAACAGATCAGGAAATATGCCGAGCTGCGCTCGCACAAGCTCGGCTTGAACGGCGCCCAGCGGTGGAACTTCATCAACAGAGTTCTGCAGCACTGGCTCAGCGGCAAGCAGGCCGAGTCCGCACTGACGGAAGCGGCGAGGGAGGTAGGCAAGTGAAGACTGATTCTGAAAAACGAGAGGAAGCTATCTGGCGCCTGTGTGATAAGGCCGCTGCATTTCTGCCGATGAGTATTCCAGAACAGATGGCGGATCAACGCACGCACGCACAGAAACAGGAAGACTTGCGCTATGCCATCGTTGCCGTGAGGGGTTTTGTATGAAACTCACCGCCCTCCAACGCGACCTGATCGCCATCCTCGCCTACATCCTCGGCACATGGGCGTGTGCGGTGGTTTACAAGTGGCTGCCGGGAGGAGTGCCGTGGTGAAAACGGTGGCTCAGCATCTAGCGGACTTGGCGCGGCATAGGCAGTCGTGGAAGTTCGACGTAAACGTGTATCGCGAATGGCGCCGACGTACTGATGCGCTACGCGAAGTCAATGCACTCATCACTGCCATAGGGGAAACCAATGCGAAACGTAAATGAGCTGCGAAACGCCTTGTCGGTCACGTTTGCCGATCTCAAGGCTGGCAAGTTGAAACCAAACGAGGCGTCAGGCTTTGCCAACATTGCTGGCAAGATGATCCAGAGCGCCAAAGTGCAGGTGGATTACTACGCGCAGCGCAAGATCAAAAAGCCCATCAAGTTTTTGGAGGAGCCGTAGTCGTGTGCTTCGCGCTAGTTCGCGTGTCCTACCGTGGCGAGAAGGGTAAGGGCGAGGTCATCGAGATCGAGAAGTCCGCCGACCTCGCACCCAAGCTGGACGAGATCAAGGCCCGCTCCGAAGCCACCAGCATCAGCGTGTTCCGTTGCGAACAACGCATCCGGCTCGAATCCAAGTGGATCGCATCGCCCTACACAGAACCGGCACAGGAGCCGTCTGCATGAAACCCAAGATCACCGCCAGCGGCGGCATTCCCACGTCAACCGCTTTGAGAATCCTCGATGCGATCGACAGTGGGCGCATCAGCGCCCTCGCCGACGCACACGAGGCAGGCGTGAGCGAATCGCACCTAACCGTGTGCCTCAGGCAGATGCGTGCGCTCGGTGTCGTCATCGTCACGAACCAGGGCTGGGGTGGTGGCAAGGGACGGGCGACGCGGCCGTGGCGTGTGAAAGCGAGAGGCCCGTTCCGGAGGCAGCGATGACTGACCTCGACTTCCACCCATACGTCAGCGAGGCCGTGCAGGAACGCTATGCACGCGCACAGTTCGAGTACAAGCGCGCGATGGAGGAGCTGCTGGCGTCATGGCAGACGCTGGTCAGGGAAAGCTATGCGCGCGAACAGGGACCGCCCGATGCGGGGGAGGATTGTCGCGATCTGGGCTGACGACCCGCTAACCCAACCAACTACATCCTACTTACGAGGAATTACGTACATGGCTAAGTATCCCGTTTCAGGTGGTGGCGACTTTCAGCGGCCGACGCCTGGTATGCACGGCGCAATCTGCACGATGATCGCAGACATCGGTTACCAGCCCGCAGGCGTCTTCGGCATCAAACCCAAGGTGGTGTTCCAGTTCGAGCTGACCGACGAGAACGTCGAAGGCACCACGAACCCGCTGATCGTCTATGACACGCTCACCGCGAGCATGTCCAAGAAGGCGAACCTTCGCGCGATGCTGACTGGCTGGCGCGGCAAGGCGTTCGATGACGACGAAGCTGGCGACTTCGAGATGAAGAACGTCCTTGGCGCACCGTGCCAGCTCCTGCTGGTCGAGAACTCGAGCGGCGACAAGGTCTATACGAACATCGAAACCGTGGTGCCGTGGCCCAAGGGCAGCGAGAAGCCCAAGGCCAAGAACCCGCTCCTGTTCTATGACGCGGACAATCGCGGATCGCTGACCAAGCTCCCCGAATGGGTGCAGAAGAAGATCGCGACTCAGCACGAGCCGCCACAGTCGCGCGACGCGGTCGAGACGCAGATGGCCGCCGAGCACAACGGACGGCACGATGATTTCGAAGACGACTTGCCGCCGTTCTGACCATGGCCCACTACTATAGGCAAGATGGCACGCCGGCTCACTTTGAGGGGCCGGCAGGAGGCGCCACCACGCTCAGGGAGGCCCGCAAGCATGGGCTCGTCCCCAGCGTGACCGAGGTCCTGTCCATCCTCGCCAAGCCCAAGCTGGAGGAGTGGAAGCGCAAGCAAACCCTCCTCGCTGCGATCTGGCTGCCGGACGAGGACCGGGAGCGGCTGCAGCGCATGGACGCGCAGGTGGCCGCCGAGGCCGAGCCCGACCCCGACCACAAGGCATGGTTCAAAGGCCTGTGGTCCCGGGTCGAACGAGAGGCCTCCAGAATCGCTCAGGAGGCCGCCACGGAGGGTAAGGCTATCCACGATGCCATCGAGGCCAGCTTCGAACATAGGCCCTTTGTGGCGCGTTTCAGGCCCATCGTGTCTGCCGTCCATCAGCTCCTTGCCGACAACTACGGCGGAGTGCCGGATTGGGAGGTCGAGCAGAGCTTCGCCCACCCGGCCGGGTTCGGCGGGAAGATGGACATACGGAGCCGCTCCCTACGCCTGATCGGGGATCACAAGGGCGTCCAGGTGGCGCCGGACGAGGACAAGCAGCTTGCCCATGACCAGCACTGGCAGCTGGGCGGGTATGCGGAGGGCCTCGACATGCCGGACGACTGCCGGGGGTTCAACCTCTTCATCAGCCGCACCCATCCGGGGCATGTCCGGTTCCACGAGTGGTCGCCGGAGAAGATGCAGCAGGGGCGTGAGGTGTTCATGGCGACGCTGAGAACGTGGCAGGCCATCAGGAGTTTCAAACCATGAGCTATGCAGAATGGAAGGCAGCCAATCCGGAGATCGTGCGCGGCGCGTTCGACCTTGCCGACGACATGCGCGCGCGGGGCTATCAGCACTGGTCCATGTGGGCCGCGATCAATGTACTGCGCTGGCAGACGGGCTTGCGCGATCGGACACAGGCGGAGTTCAAGATTCCGAACGACGTCATCGCTGACCTTGCGCGGCACTACAACAAAGCCGTCGGGTTCGCGTTCTTTCGCACCAAGCGGCGGAAGGATGGGTCGCTATGACCGACCGTCGCACACTCGATCAAAACGCCTTGTTCCATGCCATCTGCGGTAAGGTTGCACGACAGCGCCAGTGGGCAGGCCTGTGGCTCGATACCACCGCATGGAAACGCCTGTTCGTGGATGCGTGGGCCCGACATGAGCAGCGCGTACAGACGCGCGTAGTTCCATCGCTGGATGGGCAGAGCGTGGTCAACCTCGGCCTGCAGACGCGGCGCCTGTCGAAACCTGACTTCGCTGACCTGATCACATTCGCGCAGTCCTACTGCGACGAGCAGGGCATCAGCATCGAGATAGGAGACTGACCGTGAGATTCCTCCTGAACCTCTGCCTCGTCATCACCATCATCGTCGTGATCGCGGTATGGATCGCGGATGCTGTGTTTCTTCATTGACCGCGCCGCACGGCTCTGCGGCATCCCTAGCTAGGAGTACACGCATGCGTTACACGCTCGGCAATCTGGATCAGAACATTCCCGGTCCCGCCTCACCCTCTGCACTGGATCAGCTCATCACGCCGGTCGGCAACAACAAGTTCACCGCGCACGATGCTCAGGCAGGCGCCAAGACCGGCCCGCTGCCGCTCGGCTCGATCGGATTCCAGCATAGCTATGTCATCCGCCAGACGCAGATGGGCGGTGGCAAGGGCTCGATCAAGCAGGGCTTCTGCGATGCCAAGGGCAACTTCACCGGCACCGTGGGCAGCGATCAGGAGTCGGCATCGATCACCAAGGATCAGGCCAACAAGCTCGGCACCGTTTACTGGATGTGCGAATACCTCAAGCCCGGCTCGTACACCTTTCAGGGCGGCGCAGGCTGACACTTGACGGTCGTTATATTAGCGTGGTAGTCTGATCGCACTGATTGGACTACTACGCCCACGAGCGGGCTAGTGGTGTCTGAGGAAGAAGGG